ACCCCCGCCGCCGACAACAAGACTCTGGACAACAGTTGACGTGGTTTTCTTAGTCCACGTGCCGGACGACGTGAAAACCGTCACAGTCGGCGCAATCGGAATGCTTCCCGTCACCGCAGGAAGCGTCAGCGTCGTGCTACCCGACACCGCAGGCGCCACCACCGTCACCGTGCCGGACGTGCTCCCGCTGAGAACGACTGATCCCGTGCCGGGGAGGGTGACGCCAGCAGTGCCGTCTACGATTACAGCCATGCTACCACTCCACCACTACAATGCGGCCTGCGGCACCAGCGCCGCCTGTACCACCGCCAGTCGTGCCGCTCCCGCCACCACCACCGCCACATGCCGGAAACCCACCGGCACCGCCAGCACCGCCAACGCCAGCGGCATTGCCGCCGCCACCACCGCCGCCAGTGGATTGGTTGAAATATGCAGGCCACGATGAAGCGGACAATCCGGCGCCTCCTACGCCACCACCAGTCGTTCCGCCTGATACTTGGAATGGAGTGGCGCCGTAAACTATCCCAGAAGCGCCACCAGCAGTCGCCGTTCCCGCATTCAACCCACCGCCCGCTCCGCTACCCACCAAGCCAGTTAGTGTGCTAGCCCCACCCGCCGCCACGCCAACAGCAGAGCACCCCGATCCTCCTGAACCCAGAATGACACATATACCACCGCCATTAGATGCAGCGCCACCCACACCCGAACCACCGAGAGGGCTGTAATTTCCTGAAAGCCCAAGCCCAGAAGACGTAGAAGATCCGGAAGACCCATTCGAGCCAGGGGCATTTCCGCCATAACTTATTGCAGCAGATACTCCCGGCCCTCCACCACCGCCGCCGTAAGCAAAAGAATAAGCGCCGAAACTGCTTGCTCCACCACTAACTCCACTGGCCCCCGTTGCCCCTCCCGTGCCAGCCGCGCCAACTGTCACAGTCACGGATGCCGTCAGATTTGAGATCAAAGTTGGTCCAAAAACAGAGACGCCCCCATTCCCACCGCCACCACCACCGGAACCAGACGTCGCAACAGTTGTTCCGCCACCCCCGCCGCCTGCGCCACCCGCAAGATAAGCAATGACTACCGTGCTCGACGCCTTCGGCGTCCAAGTCCCGCTGCTAGCAGTGAACGTCGTCACAGTCGGCGCAATCGGCAAGTTCCCGCTCACCGTGGGCAGCGTCAGAACAGGCGAACCCGCGATCGCAGGAGCCTGGAGCGTGACGGAACCGGACGTGTCGCCCGCGACGACGATTGCGCTCATATTGTGATCCACCTCTGGCCGGATGTGACTGTTACGGTAACGCCGCTGGCGAGCGTCATCGGGCCAACCGACATGCCGTTCGTCCCTGCCGCAATTGTTGTGCTGGCCGTGATTGTGTTGTTGTTTAGGATGATGCCGTTTGTAGCGCGAACGGAGGAACCCGACACCGCGCCCGTCGCTGCCAAGCTGGTGGCGGTTGCAGCAGCAATGGCAGGGGTTCCAGTCAGCGTCGGGCTGATCGACAACACCACGCTGCCAGCCGTGCCAGTCGTCGCCAGGTTCCCGACAACACCCGCGTTGTTGTAGATGATGTATCCGCTCGTCCCACCGCTCACCGTTGACGTGCCAACAGTCAGTGCGCTCAGGCCGTTCTGACCAGCAACCGAGACCGTCCAAAGAGCGAACGTGCCGGATCCACCAGTCGTGTCCACGTTGACGGTCATTGACGTTCCGGAGAACGCGGTGATGACGCCTTCCATGAAGTTGGCAGGCGTCGTGGTGTAGGCAACGCGAACGCGAGTGCCGACGGTAAAAGCCGACGATGTGGCGTTCGTCGAGACGGTGAAGACCTTGCTACCAGTGGCAATCAGCGTCGAGGTGGTTGACGTCTGGTTGTAGTAGCCGATCCCCATCTGCGGCAGAGACGTCAGTGTGTAGATGACGCCAGGCGTCTCGGGGACGGTCGGCCCAGTCGTTGCCGGAAGGGTGACGATCTGCGTCCCAGCCGTGTCAGATTGCCACCACAACTCGATGTAGTCGCCCGCCGCCATTGAGATGACGTAGTTCCAACCGGCAATGGTCAGACCATTGATGGAGCCATGCTTGCCGACGACGGCGACAGCGCCTGCCGAGTCAGGAACGTCAACGCCGTTCTGGCGCAACCAGATGCTGGTGTTTGCAATTGCCGCATTTGGGTTGGACAGCTGCAAGCTGAATTGGAAGTTGTAGATGCCCGCGTTGGTGACAGTGATGCGACCACTGGAGATCGACATGCCGTTGGATATGTCGGTCGCTGAGCATCCGACAAGATACGCAATCGTCGTGCTGGCCGCAGTCTGTGCCGCCGTCGTGTCGTGGAACGCCCCGTAGTATCCCGGAGAACCGACACCGCTGCTGCTGATCGTTGACCAAACAGGTGTTCCAGCACCAGCGGATTGGAGATACTGGCCAGTTGTGCCTGCAACCGTAAAGGCATATGCGGTTCCGGTGCCAAACGCCACGGCGCCTGAAGTCGGAGCAGCAACCCCGCCCGTTCCGCCATATCCCGTTGCCAGCGTGCCGCCAAGCGTAATGGCGCCGGTCGTCGGTGTGGCAGGCGTCAAACCAGTTGAGCTGCCGCTGAATGACGTGACGCCGCTTGCTGTGGCCGTCAGCGTGCCACTGTTCATTGTCAGGCCGCTTAGGGCAATCGCCCCAGACGTCCCGCCGATCGACAAAACACCGCTGTTGCTGACGGTCACAGCCGCCGAGCCATTGAACGTGGACGCCGCCGACAACCCCGTTCCAAACGTCAGAGCGTTTGGCGTGTTGGCTGTGATCGTTCCAGTGCCGCCGAGAGCAATTGTCGATCCGTTGACGATTACGGCGCTGTTGGCCAAAGCCGTGTTGGGGATGGCCGTGAAGCCGGTGCCGATCGCGCCAACCGTCAACGTGCCGACACCCGTGATGCCGGTGTAGCTTCCTGACAACCGCAACGCGGGAAGCGTCCCGGAAGAGATGTTGCCAGCGTTCGTGGTATCAATTGTCGCCGATGCAGCCAACCCGGAAACAGCACCGGAAGCAATGGCAATAGAAGTCGGCGTAACACCAGACACGCGCCCGTAAGCATCGGTTGTGATGACCGGAACCGACGATGCCGATCCATATGCGCCCGCAGTGCCAATAGTCCCCAGGCCGATAGACACTGCGGCAGAGCCCGAATAGGACGTTCCCGTCAACGGGCTGGAGATCGTTAGCGCATATGGGTTGGAAGCCGTAATTGTGCCTGTGCCGCCCAGCGCAATCGTCGTGCTATTGACCGTGACGCTGCTGTTGGCAAGCGCCGCATTGGGGATAGCCGTAAATCCGGTGCCGATGGCGCCAGCCGTCAATGTCCCGACATTGGTGATGCCAAGCTGATTTAGGCCAATCGAACCCGTGCTGGTGATTGTGCCGCCGGTCAACGGGCTGAGTGCGGTGATGCTGGTGACAGAACCGGCATTGGTTGCGGCAATCGTGATCGCGCCAGCCGTGTTGTTGATCGAAATGCCAGATCCCGCCGTAAGCGTATTCAGGACATAACTGGTCCCGTTTCCGATCAGCAATTGTCCGTTTGCAGGCGCAGTGGTGACGCCTGTGCCGCCATGAACTGCGGTGACAGGATACGCCAGAGCAGCAATGGAGCCGAGCGTGACAGAACGAGCAGTGATATCACTTGGGCGCGCAATCGGAGCCAGGTCCGTGCTTTGCGGCGTCGTAAGTGTTGCTTGGCTGATCGATGTATTAGTCATGCGTCATCCCCAGAACCAAGCACCATTGCCGCTTTCCAGACCCCAGAGCCCAAGGCCACTTTCCAACGCAATCCCGTTGTTGACCCAAACGAACGGAGGGCCAAATCCCGGATCAGGCGGAAGCGAGAACGGAGGAATGGAATAGTCCATATCAATTGGCAGCGTAACAGGCCAGGAGAATGTTCTTCCTGCATCCGTGGCAACGTCAACCCGAACTGTGTAAACGCGCCCCGCAACGCCACCGGACAACCAAACCTCGACGTCGTAGCTTCCCGATAAATTCAAATAGGTTGTTTGCAGTTCTCCTGCGCCAGACGGAGCGATGCTGACGGACAACGAGTAAATGCTGTCGGCGTATTGAGAAATCGGTGCCGCCGCATCAAGATAATAATCAAGATCCTCTTGTGCTTCAGCAACCGGCCATTGCAGGAAGATGTTGCCTGTTTTGGGAATGGCAATCGTTCTGGCTAACGACGTCACTTCTGTGCTGGTCGGGATGGACGGCACAACAGGCGTAATCGGTCGATAGGGTCCAGAATAAAACCAAGCTACAGCAGAGCCAAAACCAGCCACCGGAGCAATCGGCAACGGATATGAAGCAAATTCGGCGCTGACCGGCAGCGTCACCACCCACGAATATTCACGCAAGAGTTGTGTGGATGCATCAATGCGAACAAGGTAGGTCCGACCGGCAACGCCACCGGACAGTTTGACGCTGATGATGGCGCCCGTGACCACAACGCTGACCGGCGACATTTCGCCTGTGCCGGAAGGCGTGACGCTGACCGACGCCGACGCAATGTAATCGTTGCCGACCGCAAGCGTGGCGTCAATCAGGTAGTCGAGGATGTCCGCCGGTTCCGCAATCGGCCACTGCAGGAACTCATTGCCTGCTGCGTCAAGAACGATAGTGCGGACGGTCGAATTGCTCACCTAGCTTCCGATCGCAAACCAAGTGATTCTGACGGTATTGGTGATTGGTTGCCCCGTCATGCCTGCTGTGTCGCACGAGAACGTGTATCCCGTTGTCGAAAGAGCGGCCGGATAAGCTGTCAAAGCAACCCAACCGGGAGACGAAGAATTGTTCGGCGTTCCCCATATTCCATAAGCAGCGGTTGGAAATGCGACGGGAAATGTTCCGGCAATAGACGCAAGGTTGCTTCCAGTCGGAAGCGTGCCAGACACGCCCCATTTCAGAATCAACCCAGTCGGAAGCGTCTGCGATCCAGAAGAACCAAGGGAAGATGCAAACTGTCCAAAGTTGACAGCCTGCGTGGCGCCGCTTCCGGCAGCAACCGCAAACACCTGACCTGAGCTGCCAGCGATCGGCGCTGCGTAATTCCGGACGTAAGCAGTGGTTGCCAGTTTCGTGGTATTGTCAGACGTTGCCGGTGTCGGTGCAGCAGGCGTGCCAGTGAACGTCGGGCTGTTCAAAGGCGCCTCTGCGATCCAAACGGCACTCCCTGATGGGCCAGACGTCGTGCAAACCCACAACAAGCCGTTTGTCGTGTCCCAGACCATCGAAGGAGAGTTCGACGCACTTGCTGCCTGACCGGCAACGGCGCCGTTCGGGTTGCCAGCGTTGTAAATAACCTGGCCCAGAGCATTCATCGTTCCGGCAGTCAGCAAGTTCTGGACAAGAGCGCCAGTGGCCCACGCTGATGCTGTGGTCCCTTCTTGACCGCGAACAATGGTGAACGTGTCAGTGGAACGAGCTGTCACATGGACGATTTCAGGTGTAGGGCTGCTGCCCGTTGCCGGGTTAATCGTGACCTTAAAATACTGCCCAGTGCCAGGCGACGGGAACAATGCGCCCGTGCCGCTGGCGACAGTAAGCGACGTCGCAGAGTTGGTGATATTTGCAGCCAACGTCGTTGTGGCGTTGTTCGTCCACATAATTTGGGTCATTTATGCCCCCGGAAATGCTTGGCCATTGCGGTGCTGTCGCCCTTCACCACGGCGTCCATGTAGCTGTGGATCTCGTCCTTGCGCGGCACACCGGCAGTTCGCAAAGCAATGGCGACAGCCTGCTTCTGCGGTTTGCCAGCTTCAACCTCACGCTTAATGTTGCGTGAGATGGCTTCGTGACTTTTCCCTTTTTCGAGAGGCATGGTTTGACCTTACCTTACCAAACGAAGACGGTAAAAGCGTGGGCACTGGTTGCTGCGTTGGCTCTCAGCGTGACAGCCGCCGCAATGGCCGGAAGCTGATACCCGGCGCCAGGCGCCAATGTGAGCGTCGTGCCGTTGCCACCAGCCGCAGTCGCCAGCGGCGTGCCGACCAAATCAATGTAGAGCGGTTCTGCGGTGGCAATCTTTTGTTCGGCGGCAGTAAGCGGGTTGTAGATATATCCGCCGTTGATGACGCCGGTCAGGACAGTGACAGCCGTGCCGCCAGTCGTAATGGCAGACGCTGTTGCAGCCCGCGGTGTCCAACCGGCGCCGCCCGGCCCAGGGACAATCCAGCCTGGAATCGCGCCGCTGGCCGAGCCTTGTGAATTGGAATACGACATGCCAGAAGCCTTTCAGGTATGAATCGGAGTGCTATAGCCAGGGGACGGAGGCGTTGGCAAAGGGAAAATAGCAGTTTCTGCACTGATCGGAAGCCGCACAAACCAAGAAAATTCTCTTCCTGCAGTCGTTGTGACGTTAACATTTACGGTGTAAATGCGACCGGCAACGCCGCCAGAAACCCAAACAGTTACAACATCTCCATAGAACGATATGCTGTTGAGCGAAAGCTCGCCAGATCCGTAGGGCGACACGCAAGCGGATGCCACTGAGATGGCATCGCCAACATCAATCAAAGCCGCCGAAGAATCAAGCTCATAGTCCAGGACATCGTCTGGTTGGCCAGGAGGCCAACGCAAGCCATTCTGCCAAGGAGGGACGATGTAGACTGTCCTATTCGCTGAAGTGATCACCGGTCTTAGTTCAACTATCAGACGAAGGCTCAGAAACAGGTTCTTCCGTTGAAGAAGCTGCAATCGCTGCAAGCTGCTCTTCGCCTTGCGTTCGAATCGCCAGAATCATATCGGCAACCTTTGCGAACGGAAGATCACCAAGCGCCAAAAGCATCTTGTTGATCTGGGAGACGGTGAAAGTCAAAATGATCAGCTGATCGTCGGAAACAGGCACAGAAATCCTCCTCTATTAAACCTGAAAAAACTCAATACGGAAAGCCTTTTAAGCTAACCTTAAGCGGTTGGTTACGAAGCAGGTGCAATGACCAGTTGGCCTTCTGACACCAACACCATCATGTTGGCGTAGTCCGTGTTGGCTGGGTCAATTGGCACGAACGACGTGATGCCGTAGATGTCAACGCGGATCCCCGCCAAAGTTCCATTAGACCCATTGTAATATTGAGCGTTTGTGTAAATTGGCATCGTTTAAAGCTCCGCAGATGCTGAGTAGCCAAAAATAACGCTGGCGCCGCCAGCCGCAGTTCCTGTGACATAAGTGCTTATAGCTTGCGTGGTTCCAAAACCTTCTGTCGTGATTGAAGAACAATTGGTATAAGAAGGTGAATTATACACAACGGTAGTTGGAGTTGTCCGCATAGTCACAGGAAGAAAAATTGTGCCTAAAGCACTAGCTGCTCCTGCGGCAACATATGAGTTCAATTTAATGACGTTACCGCCAGTCGAATAATAATACCGTTGGCACAGCATTAGCACTTCTCCAAACGGCCTGCGTTCAAACGGCGTAGCAATGGACCCAGGTTCAATCTGAATGCCTGTGACGGTCAAAGTGCCGGAAGTAAACGCACCGCCGTTGTTGGGAGTAATTGCAATCTGAAGACCGTTGGCAGCGTTGGCAGGCAAGTTTATTTGCGTCGAATAAATTGCAGACGTGGTTAAAACACTAAATGAACCAGATGCAATTAGCGTTCTGCTTGTATAATTGTCAATTGCCGTTGGATAATACGCCGCCCACCCTACGGTTTGCGCTGTAGAAGCAAGAATTGTGGCAGAAAGAGTTACGGTTGTGCTGGCCAAGTCGGCTATATTGTTGGATTCTATATTTTGATTTATCGTCACGGCTGTATTGGATGCCGCACCCGTTATTTGAAGGGCATATTGATACCCGGCTGGACCGGCTACTTGAGCAACGATGGCTGGCGCCGCTCCTGTCCAGTAAACCCAAAACCGATCCAACGTATATGAGCTGCTTGCCGGTGTCGCAAAGCTTGTCCCGCGTTGGGCGACTCCCATCGCCCCATTGATGATGCGGTTTCGCATGAACGAAGAAGCCATTGCGAGATTGCCAACCAACGTGGCGTTCTGCGTCGTGCTAAGCGTCAACGCTGTGGTGCTGTTGGATTGCAACGTCAACGCAGTTGATGCACCAGCGTTTATAGTCGGAATGACCGCCGTGCCGGAAACAGTTGGGCTTGTAAGGGTTGGAGTCGCAATCGTCGGGCTGGTTGCCAAAACATTGGCGGTGCCAGCCGTGCCGGTAGAGGACGTTGACCCAGTGCCACCATTGGCAACACCAAGAACCGTTTGGCCCTGAATGGTTGTTGCGCCCGTCCAGATGCCGATCTGGCCGGTGGTCGGCGTTCCGACGTTGGTCACAATGCCCGATGTCGCAGGCGTCGAGGACGTCCACGTCGTGCCATTCGACGCCAAAATATTCCCGCTTGTCAAAGGTGCCACACTTTGAACCGCACTTGTCCCGTTTCCGAGCAGCACGCCGTTGGTTCCAAGCGTGGCCAAGCCCGTGCCGCCATTGACAACGCCAAGCGTGCCGGTGACGCCAGCGCCATTAAGAGGAAGGCCAGTGGCGTTTGTAAGGGTCAAGCTTGTCGGGGTTCCAAGAGCAGAAGAACCGGAAAGCGTAACACCCGACAACGACAATCCGGAAATGGACGTGATCGTTGAACCAAGGCCAACGGTCGATGATCCGATCGTGATAAGCGAAGAGAAGTTCGAATCCAACTGGCTCAGGGCAAGAGTTCCTGAAGCAGTTGCGAACGTGTAGGGGACTGCCATCTAAAAAACACCCATGATTAGTAGTTAATCCACGAAACAGTAACCAAAGAATTGTTCTGCCACGCCACGGTGGCGCCGGAATTATTGGCCCACAGCACATTGCCACCAACAGGCCCTGTAACGGTGACGGTGTAGGCGAATTGAAACGGCAATTCAGCAACACCACTGTCAATAGCCGCTTTAAGTATCGTGGCCAACGGATAAGTCGGCATGGTGATGCTGACGGCATTGCCAGCACCAAACGTCACGCTGATTTGATACGTCGTGTTTACGCCAGGATCTGCACCTTGGTCCCCGGTCAAAAACCGCATGATGCGCCGTTTCAACCAGCGGACATTGAACGTCTTGCCGTCGCCTTTGTAAAAGTGCCAAGTCAACAACCGCTTGTAGACGTCGTCATTTGTTATAAACGTAGTTTCAGACGTCGATGTTTGGCTGTTCAACGGATACTTGTAGTTCGGCCCATACGTGTTCAGCGGCCCATACGAAGCAGGCGCAGTCCCAGGAATGTCGGCCCGTGGATAACCGTAGATGCCTTTCCCAACCCAATCTAGCAAATCACCAGAGATCGTCGCGCTGGTATAAACAGGCAAATTTAGTTGATTGAACGTATTGACGTATTGCTGAATGATATCGTTATACGAATAAACAAACGCCTGCAAATCATCGTCGTTCGTATATTGCTGGTAAAGATACGAGGGGATGGCATTTTGCAAACACACATTGTTGAAGTTGGTGGAATCGCTCACCTCATCACCCCTGAGTGATCGTGATGTTCGAAAGTGCCGTCGAGAAATAACCTTCCGGATCGCCAGGGATAATGCCGCCGGTCGTCTGCGACATGGATCCGCTGTTGGCGGTATAGGTTAAGCCAGTTGAGTTGTAGGGGATCGTAAATGAGTAAGGCGTGAGGACAGTCGGCGTCCACATGCCGTTGATCAACGCCGTTCCAGCCGCACCAGAAATGGCGATCGTGATCGATCCAGAAAGGCCATGCGGAAGAGGCGTATAGATCGTCGTCGTGGTGCCAACGCCAATGCTTGAGATCGTCAACGGTGCCGCCGAGATTCCATTGATGGAAACGGTAAAAATCATTCGTGTCAAAAGCTGCGTCGGAAGAACGCTTGCCGTCGCAATTTGAAATGCGTTTTGGAGTTCGAACAGATTGATCGGAGCACCGACCGGAATGCTGTTGATATACGCCGCCAAAACCCCAGCACCCAAAGACGCCATTGTCGTGGCAGAAACCGTGTTTGTGGACGTCGTGTTCCACACCAGCCCGATAGTGACATACTGCACAACAGGAACAACGAACGGCACCAAATAGGTGTTCGGATAATCTGTTATTGTGATGTATCGCGTGCGAGCATTGGACGCCAAAGCGCCACCGCCGCCATATGTTGGCGCAGACGTCGAGTTGTAAGGGATGCTGAACGTAGTCGTCGAAAGAACCGTGATCGTCCATGTGGCATTGGCGCCAATCATGCCAAGAACACCAGAGATCGTGACGCTGTTTCCGGTCGTCAGGCCATGCGGGAGCAACGTCATCACAACAGCTGCCGAAGCGTTGCTGATGCCGCTAATCGTGCCAGTCTGAGATCCTGCCAAGGTAGATGTGTCGAAAATGGACGAATAGATCGCATATGCGATTTGATAAAAATCTCCGGCTCCACCGACAATTATTTCCCAGGTGGTTCCCACCTGAATCACGGAAACCAACCGGTTTTCAACGCCTTCGACATTGCCGAGAAGCGTCTTAAGATAACGAGGCATGCCCATTGAAGCAGCCAAACCAGCTTGCAGCACTTGAGATCGATAGTTTTCAACGGTCTGTGCGCCGGAACTGGGGTTTCCTGCTGTTGGATTGTTGACTGTCAGCGTATAGCCGGAAGGGACTGATGTGGCGATTGTCGTAACGGTATTGGCAGGAATTGCCCACGATCCAGATTGCGTCGCCACGCAACGAAGAGATGGGCTGGTGCCGCCCGTGCTGATGATCCCGCCATCTTGCACAATATATTGGTATGTTCCGTCAGACACATAAAACCCAACAGGGATGACGTATCCGGCGCTGCCAGAGAACACCACATCAACAGCAGCGTTTGTCGCCTGTCCCTGTTGCACGCCGTAAATCTGACCGAGCTGATTGAGAATGAATTGATTGGCCCCATATGGGGTGATGGAGTTTATTAACTCAACGAGCGCCGAGTCGCATTGAAGAATCGCAGCAACGTCGGTGCTGCTAATGTCTTCGATAAGCGTGCCAGGAAGGGTTGCTGTGTAGCCAGGATTTGTTTTTATGACGGCATTTAGAAGTGCTGTTTGGGTTTCAATAGGCGAAGCCGGAACCATTCCAGCTGGGCCCATAACAATCGGAACTGATGTGCTGCCGCTCATACTGCGATACTCAATTGCACTGTCGCACCCTGATTAGTGACGATGTTTATTCTGTAGGTCGGCGTGAGCGAGTTGACCTTTTGGATGGCCAACGAGGCGAAGTATACGGAATAACGCTGTTGGATCAAAGCGACATAATAGTCGGGAAATATCTGTTGAACGACAGATTGCTGCGCGGGAATCCCCCAGTTGGCCCAAAACGGAGACTCGTTCAGGTTCAGCTTCAAGCACTGGATCAATGCCGTGACGTAGACATAGTCGTTGAACCCGTTGGAGTCGGTTGTGACTTCCATCCATTTGCCGGTTTGTGAGTCGCGGCCATAAACACGCATCAGACCACCCCGCCAGTGTTGGAGCCGCCAGTCATAACACCGCTGTGAACGTGAGTTGCAAAGTCTTTTCCGCCAATGGAAGCGCCATGCGTGTCCACAACAATTGAGTTGGACCCATAAGAGATTGTCACAGAGGAAGAGGTCAACGTGATCTTGCTGTTCGGCCCACAGGAAAGCACGATCGAGGACGGAGTAAGCGTGATCTTGCTGTTGCCGCTGTCGTCCTTGAGCACCACCCCATTGGGGGCAGTGACGTTGTAGGCATTGCCGTCAACCGCGGGGAAATTGATGTTGCTGAGAGGAACGAACACAAGCGTAGAAAGGTTGCCCTCTTTTCGCAGGTAGTCCGCAACGCCGCCACCAAGACCAGTCACGCCACCAAGATACAAGTCCGCAGCAACGACAAATCCTTTGTCGCCAATTTGCGTTGGCGGACGGGCGTAGCGAGATATGGCTTGCGGAACGGTAATCTGCGGAAAATTGATGGTGCTATTGAGTTCGAATTTAACTTTTACCATTGCATTAGACACGGCTACAACGCTGACAGGCAAAGATTTTGGGTTCTGTTGTGTTGCTTGAACAATCTCATTCTGAATGAGTTGAATTATCGACCTTGAAAGAGGCGTCGTTTGGACGTTGTCAGCCATGACGGTTCCAAATTACCCGAGGTTAGAAGACGTGGAAGTTGCAGGAGGAACATACCAGCATCTGAAAAGAGAAACCCAAGAGTCAGCAGTTGGCTGACGAAAATTTCCGTAGTGATTAATTTCTTTGACGTTAAAAGTTCCTTTTTGCTGGGACGTGTTGCGGTAGTTATATGGTGAGTTGATTTCTGACGGAGCAATTGTCGGAAATATTCCTTCCGGAAATTTTATGCTGTCTAGGCAATGGATGTCAGCCCTCATAGGGCATTTAAATTGAATTTCGCCTTGGTCAATCCAAGTGGGTTGCCCGATCAAGTCCTTAAACTCAATGGTTATAGTTTTAGGTTCATATGACGGATTGTTTGCGTTTTTTGCAGAAGAAGAAGCCGATGTTGTAGAAGTTGCAGCGTTTTGGGTAGTGGCAGGCGGTGGCACCGTCCCATCTGAAACAAAAAACGCATTGTTTGGCAGCAAAGAAATTTGCACACCAGGATATGGGCCTGGGCCTTTGTGATAAATGCCAATAATCTTTTTTGAAAATTCGTTTGCCCATTTTGCAAACGCAGGAAGTGTGTTTATTACTTCGTAAACTGAATACGCCAAAATCAAGTTGGGATTAATCTCAATTTGAGGCTCTGGATATTTTGGAAACGCATTTTTCAAAAATTCTTTGATTGCAACAGAAAGCGGAATGCCAGCAGGCCAGCTAAAGCTGCCATTGATGGGTTGGGTCATAGAACCCAACGGCGGCGGAAGAGGCTCAGAAACAATGGCAGATGACTGTGCCGCTGTTGGTTGCGTGGATGCTGGCGTTGTTGGAGAAGGTCCAGGATTCACAATGAGGTCAAGCGTCATGTCATTGCCCAGCCAATTGCCAAACGCTTGAGCAATGTAACCGTTGACAAGAATGCCGCTTTGCTTAGGGTTGGCAAGAGGCAAGCCTTTTTGAAAGCCAGCAGATATTTTTACGTTTTTGTTGTTTAAGTTGTTTGCTTGGCTAATAGATTTTATCGAAATGCCCTGTATTTGAACAACCGCTGTGTTTTTTAAAGATTCAAAAGACGCCGAAATGATGTTGAATTGCACATTCAACGCGCCAGGGTCATTTTTCCCATTAACCCAGCTGGTGTAAACTTGGGTTGGGCCTGGATTGGCGGGATCTGTGATCTCAATCCGGTAATACCTCACGGGCTTACCTCAAACTGTTGGTTCTCAACCCGGTAGACCAGAGACGAAGTGAAATATCCAGCCGCCATGTTGATGTTGTATTGGACGGATCCCAGAGCAGCAACTGCCCCAGGAAACGACGCAACGCTGTAAGTGAATTGCGTCCTGTTGATAATGTTTGCAGAAAACGAACCGTTGTATGTGGTGGGAGCGCAATTGATCATTGTCAGGTTAATGACGGAACCCACTTCATACCCATGCGGGCCATTAGTTGTGGCTGTGACGGTGCCATAACTCCACGAAAGGCTTTGCAAATTAACGCCGATCATGGAGCCAATCAAAGGAACCGAGAACACCAACACGCCGGAAAGCGTGTAGCAGTTCACGTAGAAGCGTTGTCCAAACAAGCTCCACGTCACGGTGATGGTATATTGGGTGCTGTCCAAAGTCGGCTGAAACGTAAACGGACCAGCAGAAGCTGGGACAGCAACTGGATTGAGACCGTAAGCGACAACCCGCGCTACAACAGAAGGAACCTGTGCGTTCGGCGCCCCAATCGGTGGCGTGAAATCGTATGTCGTGGTCATACTGGGAGGTTACCCGGCACTGGAGTAGCTAAGCCAGATCCTGATTGGCTCATAAATGTGTTCTGAGCTGCCTGGGCTTGCTGAAGCGTCACCAAAGGCTGGATGAAATCCCATTGCCAGGCATTCTGAGGTATCGGGCTGCCCTGGCTGACGTCCGTCAGGCCGGTCAAGATGCAGTTGGTGTAGAATTTCACAGGGGTGGCTATGGTGAACGTGCCGCCCTTGTTTACGTGCGCCTGAATTGATGATTGCAAAGCCATCATTGTGATAAGTTTGGCCGTGTGTCCTCCAGGCTTGTTGACCGGGATGATCATCCGCAGAGAGATCGTCAACGGTTCAGAGATGATCGCGTTGGCTGCAACGGACTGGTTGGCAAACGGATACATGCCGACTGCATAGTTGGCCAGCTTGCCGCCTTGCACAGGCGTGAAGTGAGCAAAAAAATCGTCCAAAGATTTGGTGTTTAGCGCATTGATGGCAGTGGTGACGATCGCGCCTGCAGCAGCAAGGGCGGTTCCAGAAGCACCGAAATCGTAGCCAGTTTCCGTAATGGCGATGACAGGCAGAATCCCAAACGGGGCCATGTCGGCAATGCCGCCTGTGAAAAGAATGGGCGAGATCTGAAAGCCGAGTTCGTAGATAATTCGACCGATGTTGTTAAGGAGAGAACCACTCATTGCATCATGCCGCCAACGAGGAAATGACCGCGTTCACTTGCCCACCCGTCGAATTGTAGAGGGAAATCTTAACGCCTTGGCCAGGCTGAGCGGTAAAGGAATTAACCCCAAGACCAGACCGGTTCAGGTTGTTTAGATACTTTTCTGTTTCCGGAGGAAGGTGTTCTCTCCAATTGTCTCCATATTGGTTAATTGTTTTTTGGACGTTTCCTTGCCCCCAATTGTAACCCGCAGCCGCCTTGTTGACATCCCCTTTAAACATGACGAGCAGGTCTTGAAAATATCGTGCCGCTGCTTCGGATGATTTGGCAAGATCCCACACAGATTTTTCGTCAAGGCCATAATCTTTTGCTGTGCCTGGCATAAACTGGAATGGACCCATAGCACCAGCGGAAGAGACCGGTTGTTTGGGATCCCATTCTTGCTTGTGGATCTGCGCCAGCAACCCAGCCGGAAGACCATATTGTCTTTCGAAAGCACCAAATGCACCGGGTCTTTTAGCTTCCAGATATTGTTCTCCGTAAGCAAAATGCTTAGCAGAAGAAACATTGTCGTTGGAAGCACCTACAATTTGTGCTCCAGCGGGAATGTCGCTGTAGACGACAGGATTGCGGGACGATGGTGTGTAGTATGCTGCAGGCTTTCTGTAATTAGGGTTCCAAAGCTGATCCGGCCTAACTCCTCCAGGCATCAAAATGTTGTCGCCGGGCTTAATGCCTTCAACCGGTTTTTTTGGAGTTTCTCCTAAAAGCCATTCGATAACGCTCACAAATGCTGTTGTAAGTTTCACAGCATAGCCAACAAATTTATCTACGCTTTCTTTAAACTCAGGGCTATCCATGTTTCGCGCAAAATTTTCGATCCACTCAGCGAAACTGTCAATGCCTTTCGCAAAAGCAGGATCAGAGAATATCTTGTTCGCGAGCTTGGTGAACGCGTCAACGACGTGTCCCAAAGGCTGGGCCAGCTTCTGCAATCCCTCGATGAATGTGTTGTTAAGTTGATTCGTCGCAGTTTCAAGAGACTGCAAAAAATCGTCCCATTTGCTGACGGAGCCTTTACCAAGCGTAAGACGCTCAAGTGTCCTGGGAAGCGATTGATTGGCTGCTTCAAGCTCTTCAGTCGGTCGGCCTGCAAGTTCACGCAATTCAGGCAAAGACATCAATTGCGTCCACCCGCGACCTTGCGCGATGTAAGAAAACGATTGAGGATTATCTTTGAGAGCTTGTTGCGCCTCGCGCTGAAGAGCGGACATAACCAACGGCATCAATTGCGCTGAACTTTTGCCTTCAATATCTTCTTGAGAAATCCCAAGCTGACGCAAAGGCCATTGTTTGCCTGCTTCGATCTGCGCCGAAGATATAGCACCAAGGGCAGATGTTGATCCGCCGAACCGGCGATAAACCGTTTGAACTGCTTGAAGTTCGTTAGGGTTTATGCCGAGCGCACCGGCCTGTTGGCGCGTCTGACTTGCGCCCCTAGCAAGCGCATCAAGGCCGAAAAAGCCAGTCGCCCCGGAAAGAAGACCAAGTGTCGCAGTAAAAGCGCCGGTGATCGCACCCCACTTTAGCATCGAAAATGTGATGCCTTGAATGTTCTTTAGGGCCTTGCCGCTGTTGCTTCCAATGCTGACCATATTTCGGTCAGTTTTCTTCATTTCTTCGCTGATCTTAATTTGTGTGATCAGTTGCTTGTTAAGTATGTTGGTTTGCTTCTCGATAGCGTGAAGCAAAGAGTCGGCTTTGTCTACTGTTCCGTCAATCGCATCATTTGTCTCGTTCCAAACACCAGGGAGCTTGTCAAGCTCCTTTTTGTGTTGGTCAAAAAGAGCCTTGAATGCTTTAAACGCAGCATCATTCACTTCAATGTCGATGATGGATTTGACGGCCACCTAAATCATCCCTGCTCGTTTGAGTGTTCCAAGAAGATAGCGTTGTCGATACTCATGCGCCGTCTCCCATTTCCACTCGGGGACTTGCTCACCAAAATACTCGGCAAACCCCTCATTAGCAATCCAATCTAAGCAGGAACCGACGATGTGTTCGCCGTAGGCGCAGAAGTCTCTGTCTCGGTCGATATCGGCAAGGAAGCGGCGTACGCCGTAGAGTTCAAGGACGTTGTTTGCGATCCCCACAAACGCATTCTTTCGAGAACCGACGCCACTTCCGTCCTGCGACTCATGGCTGAGGCGCAGATAAAAAAACAGATCAGCCCCTCAACCTCCGCGATGTCATCGCCATCCAGAAGCTTTTTGTCGATCGCGTCCTGAAAAGGAACCGTCACCCAGCCCGTCTCGGATGGCATAACGACATTGGACAGGCGCCGAATCTCGGCCATCAAACCCATCTCAACACCGGCACGCCCCTCCCAGTCACCCTGGTCTACGGCAATCTTCTTCAACAGCATTGCCGCAACTCGGGGGCCGGAAATGAAACTCAGACCCTCCGAGATGATCGCCGCAAACGTCTTGCTGATGATCAGGAAGTATTTTTCAAACACCTCACGGGAAATGGGAGTGCTGTGGACGTAGATGGTGGTCTTGTCCTCAGTCTCAATTTCAGTAATGAGGTTCAGCTTGTTATCAAGACGCATTTGCTGCTTTCGTCTGATAGGGGTTGCGCCTGGACACCTCTCTCAATGCCCAGGCGGAAGACAGGTTAGAGCAGGCTCCAGAGCGAGTTGTTGATCTGGTAATAGCCTTTGACAGTCACAACGAAGCCAGCGTCTTCACCCGCAAAGTTCAATTCACGGACGTTGTCGATGGCGCAGTTGTTCATGGTGTAGGACGGCAAGCTCGACGTGTCGGGCGTTACAGTCACATCACCAATGACGCTCAAAGTCTGACGCTGAGTTTCCCATTGGGGAGCCAACGCCTGGGTCTTGAGCAGGGCAATGGTGATCGTCACCATTTGGTAGGGAAGCGGGGACTGAACCGTCCCCGTCATCGTCGGAATGGCGTTGGTGGTCTCGCCTTCAAACGCCATTGTGATGCCAGGACGCCCCAGATAGGGCGCCGTGACGTTAAGGTTGGGGAAAGACGGGATCACTACGCTGCCACGAAGGCGGTTGAGTGTCCCCTGGACGACTTGCGGATTGCCAGCCATTTTCGTGGGCTCCTATTAACCAGCCGCCGGGAACGACGTGACGTTGACGTAAAAGACGATCTGCGTAAACCCGCGCTGCGGCGTGTAGCTGACTGCCAGACCGCGGTAAATGCCCGCAGGATAGTCAGTCGGGTTCTGCGACACGTAAGTGGCAAACGGAACCGCCGTCACCGTCACAGGTCCAAGCGCCAGGCCGAAAGCAATGGCGTTGTTCATCACCGTCTGTTCAACCGCTCGAAGCCGGTTGATGCCGTTCTGGTCGTAATAGAGCGGGTTCTGCGGGTTGTTTGAACCGTTGATCACAGCGTTTGCGAGCATTTCGTCCGAGACGATCTGCACCCAATCTACCGAATACCAATAGGTCAAATCGTGACCGTCTTCCGTGGTTCCCCACAGAATGATCGTGTTGCTGATCCCACCTTCGGCGCCAGTTCCGATGACGTTGGTGAACGCATTCTTCAACGTAGTCAGAAGAGCGTTGTTGCCACGAACCGGGAACGGGGTGACGCCGTAGCAATAGCTGAAGGCAAACGGAGTGACGAGGTTTGCCGCAGACGGGTTGTATCCAAGCATTATGTAGAACGGCGCAGCAATGCTGAACTCCGACGCGGCGACGACACCCGTGTTCGCGTAAAGGCTGGCCAGCACAGTGCCGAAAATAGTTGCAGTGCCGGGGTTGGCAGAAACCGCATAGACCAATGTCGTTCCGGTGGTGCCAGGCAACGCAAGCCAAGTGCCGTTATACGCGATCGGAGTGCAGCCCGTGATCGTAAACCAGTTACCCGGCACAACGCCGTGAGCAGCGGCTGTCACCGCAGTCACATAAGTTGTTGTGGCTGAATAAGTGAGCGTCGAGATCGTGCTGGATGTGTAAGTTCCAAAAGTAGGCGATTCGATCAACGTAAACGCGCATTTCATCAACGCGGTGTAGTTGACGTAATTGGTCAACGTGGTCGTGATGAAGAAATAAGTCTTCGAGGTGTTGGACTGGAAGCTTTGCAGCAGCGTCATGAAGCTGGCAACGCTGTCCCAGGTTCGCGGGACGATGTAGGCGTAGAAATAGCCAGCGGCGCCAGGCGTGTAGTTGCTGTTGGGGTTGGCGGCAATATAAGACGTCAGAGTGGCAACACCCTGATCGACGCTGCCAATGCCCAATTCCAGCACGTAGCACGACACGCTCGACCCTTGGGCAAAGAACGTGGTGACCATCGCTTGCAGCTCGACTGCGCTTTCGGGCAGGTAAGTGCCGCCCGTGCCAGCCGAAATAGAAGTTCCGATTACCGTAAACGTGAACGCCGTAGTGGTGGTCGGCGTGCAAAGCCAAGTCCCGTTGTAGGAAGCCACCGAAATGCCAGAGACCGTAAGGTAGATTGCGGTTCCGACAGTCAGACCGTGCGCCACGGTGGTGGTGATGGTTGCGACGTTGGCAACCCACGCCGCCGAAGTGATGGCCTTGGAAGTGACCAAGATCGACGTGAGGGCAGAGGCTTGGGTAAGTAGCGTGGCAGTTCCCACGCTGGTAGTCGTCGCACCTTGGGAGATGAGTGCGCCGGACTGCTGCAGAGTGGCGGGCGTCGGCCCGACAGTCTGAGAGACGTTAACTGTGACAATATTCGGCATGAATAGCTCCGGCGATGAGGTGCGACGACTTCAGATCAACGGTAGGCGACCGACACCACCTGAGAAGCGCCAGGGGCGATGACGATGCCAGCGGTGACCGGCCAATCGAAAGCGTAGGTGCCGACGACGGCAGGAATCACTGCGATGAGGCTCGCGGCGCTCGTGCCGCTGGTGCTGGCGTAGTCATACACCGCGCCAGCAGAACCGGCGACATTGACGTTGATGCGGCCAATATACCCAGCGCCAGTTTTGACGACGGTGGCAGCAGAAATGTTCAGAACCGAAGCTTCTGAGCCCCCGTTGTCGGCAACGAGCAAAAAGCCGTTGGCGTCAACAATGAGCGGCTTTGCAACGCCACTGGCTACGGCGGGATAGACTTGGTTGGGGGCTTGAGGCATGACAAAACTCCTTGATTAAGCGGCAACAGGATAAGGGGCGACATTATATTGAACAAAGACATGCTCAATCATTTGCCGCGCAACGTCATTGATGCGCGCTTGGTAATAGCTCACATCATACTCGATAGTCTTCTTCATTGCGATGGATTGTATCTCTGATTGGGTCCGCTTGTCATCGCGCATCATCGGCATGTTCATAATGCCAATGACATCGGTAAGCAGGCTGTATTGGTTGACCGTATCGACAAAATCCAACGCCACGCTGTTGTTCACACCGTAAAGCGTAATCCGGACATGGTCAGTGGCCAATTGATAATGAGTCGCATCTATCGTCAGCAACGGAGCTGCCTGGATTGCCGCAGTCTGGGCAGGCTCGATGTGGACAACGCCATACGGTGGCACGATGTTGCTCGGCACCAAAAACGACGGATACAACATGATCGCCGGGTTCGGGATCGTCAGCCACGCAGGCGAATAGGTCTGGATCGCCAGCCACGCCGGGAGGCTGTTGGAGACGATCAAATTGGCGGCTGAAAGATCATAAAGGTTCGTGACTAGCTGAGACGCCAAGGCCGGATAAACGGCGTCCCCCGCATAGTGATACAAGCCCGCCTGCTGGTAGAACATCCCGCGCTGAGAGAAAGCAAACCGGATGTCGTCAACGGTCGCCACCCACATGACTTGGCCGTTGACCTGGTTCAGTTTTTCGACGGGTTGCGTTGTGGTAAAAATGACACGGTTTACGCCGATCGTTTCGTCCTCACGCTGCTCACGCACGGTGGCGTAGTGCAAAGACCCCTGCACAACCATCGTCTCGCCAGCCAGCCAGAACACATACCCATCAAGCGGCAAAATCCGCTTCACGTATTTTGTGAAGACGACAGACGCGCTCTCCGAGATCATCGTCAAGCCATCGGCCAACGTAGACCGAAGCTGAGAACCGTTCCCGACGCTTTCGTTGACTGTCGCCATCAGTCAATCCACGCTTTGAAGTTGGTTTCATACAACCCGGTGTCGATGAAAGAGGGCCTTGAGGGGCGAGGAGCATACGGATGCTTCATGCGATGGTTGACGCCTTTGAGCGCGGCTTGCGTTGGCACGCCACGAGCAACCCCATCAAGAAATTGCAAAGAGAGAAAATGCTTAAACGCAGTTTCGACTTCACTCATCGCTTCGCTTAGAGGGCCTTGTTTAGACGGGCTTAAAGGCTCGTCACTTGCAGGCGAACCCATAAGCACATTCTGAATGGCGCCTTCAACCGAGTGCTCTAAGGCTTTGGCAATCAAATCAATGCCCACTTCTTCGAAAAACAACTCCATGACGTGATATCGTTCTTCAAGCCTTTCAGCTACGTCAAACGTCGTTTTTGCCATAGGCATGGCCATGGCTGGCGCTTCTACGCTGCCAGCTTTCGCCTTTCCATACTTGTAGGCTTTGTTTTTGGCTTTCTCATACGACAAAGGGTTGTCGTAAAGCTGCTCAATGACGCCCAGGTGCAGGATCATGCCACACCCCACATCGTCCCATAGGTCTGCGCCATCGCAAGATAAGCACGACCCCAAGGCGTCTTGAGGTTCTGCAAATTGGACAGCGTCAAATTCTTTAGCGAATCGGGAACCGCAAGGCTGTCGCTGGTTCCCTGATCGGACGCGGACTGGACAACACCAGCGGCAAAATTGTTGATCTTCAACGACGCTCGAAGGTCGGTGAAATACGTGCGGCCAGGCTGATCCTGGGCGTAATTGATCAAATTATCGGCAGCGAGGTTGTAAACCGCCTCGACGTAAAGGTTCGTCTCTGGCGTCACAGAAAAAGAAGAGCCAACGATGGCGAGAGCTGGATTCACCAGCATCGTCGCCACCGAAAACGACCAACTGATCACAGGGCTATCTGTCGGCAGCACCAACGGGCTGATGCCCATGATGTTGTAGATAAACGAGCTAAACCCTGCGAGAGTTGGTTGCATCATCCCTTCCTGGGTCGCCCACGACCACGCTTGGCGCCATTGTCGGAGCCGTCTCGACTGACTTCGACGCGTTCATTCAAGCCCGGCTCCGTCGAACCATTCTGCTCGACGACTTCAAGTTCCAGCGACTCCAGCTTGGCGCCACCTTCAGTCACACGCTCAATGGCAGCATGCAAAGCAGCCGCAGACATCTTACGAGCCTCCTGGCTCGTCTCCTGCAACACACCAGCATTATGCTCATCAGCATACATAATTTTCTCAACCTTGATCGGCTTGTCGAAACAATAGCACAGACCCACAAACGGCTTGCTGCGATCAATGTCAGAAACGTCAACCAACCCATAAGCCTTGTGCTGATCAACAATCATGCTCAACACATTCTGCGGCGCATTCGGCTGGTAGATCACGATCTGGCTGCCAGGTTGGATCTGCTGGCGGCGCACATTGTTCTCTTCAGGAATGCGATAAATAAAGTCATGCTTCTGCTTGCTGGCATTGGCAATGTAGAGAGTAGGCATCTTGGTCTCCTCTTGAGTGAAGATCAGCCAGTAGGTTGCTGCCTACTGACTGATCCCGGGTTCATCACTGATACTGCATGCTCAGGATGGTGATGGCTTCAGGGCGGATGCCCCAGCCGGAAGTCACGCGCATCTCAGACAGAACGTCGATCGCGCCACCCGGAAGCGGAGTCGGGATTTCACGCGGCGCCGCCATGTCGCAGAACTGCATGGTGCAGGCCGACAGACCAGGCGAAAGTTCAGCAAAGACGTTGGTGTTGACGCGGCCACCCATCGGCTTGTGAACCTCGGGCATGACCACCAGAATGGCGTCCGTGCCGCCAGCGCCCTTGCCGATCAGGGTGTCGTCGTAGCACCAGAGGATCTCATCCTCGTTCATCTCGCCGACAGCCTTCACAACACCGGCAGTCGAAAGCGTGCCAGCACCCTGGCGCTGGAACTGCGTCACCTGCACGATGTCCTGATATTCCCAGGCGCCAAGAACACGCTGCGGACCAAGGACCACGATGCGGTGGCCCATGCCAAGCTGCATGGTGCGGGTCTTCATGGCCGACACCTGCGAGAGCAGGAAGAACGCCATCTGACCATTGTCGTAAGTGACGACGGTCGTGTTGCCGTTGCTGTCTGCCGGAAGATTGGCAGCAGTCGCGCCGCTGGTGTTCAGCAGGCCTTCGCCGTTCGAACCGTTGAAGCCATACAGCAGCGCCGAACGCATCAGCTGGAAATGGCCCTGACGCATGCCAAGACGCTGCGCTTCGACGATCGACACGCCCCACTGCGACATCGCCGCAGTGTCGTGATGATCATACTCGGCGCGGACGCGCTGGAGGTAGGTCGGGGTCGAAATCTGCTTCGCCGTTACCGTGACGCTCGGCAGAGCATTGTAGGCCGCTTGACCAGCCGCCATTGTGGTGCGGATGTCGAACGCATCAATGTAGACATACAGGTCGCCTTCGCCGAGACGAACCTGCGGGTTGGCGCCCGCAAGAGCGTCGAACGCGCCGGAAGCCTGGTTATACTGAAGCAGTTTTTCCGGCACCATATAGTGCGGAGAAACCATTACGCGGGCGGGAGTGATATTCGCCATTGGTGCGGCTCCTTAGATCTGGATCAGAGCGGCGGAACCGCTGTTATTCCACGTTGCGACGTTGTTTACCGGATCCCAGACAACGACCTTCGAATTGCCCGACTGCACACGCAGCACCTGCACCGGAAGAGCCGCTTCGCTGTAAACCAGCGTAATGGTGCCACCAAGAGTGCCCCACATGGCCGAAGTCCCCGGCAGCAGGAACGTGAAGTTCTGGCTGTTGGTGAACGTGTTGACCTGGTGAACGGTGTTGATCGCGGTCGTGCCGCCCGTGCCAGTGTTGGTCGCGCCAGCCAGAGTGAAGTTGTCACCGACGGCAGCGACCGGAGTGGCAGCAGCCATCACGACAGCAACCTGACCGCCGTTGGTGGCAGACCACGTCAGCGAAGTCACGCTGTAAGAAGCCGAAGCGGTCGGCGCAAGGCACTGGGCATTGAAATCCCAATACACCGCCTGATTGATCGCGCCACCAGCAAGCGAAGCCGCAAGCGACGGATCGCAAGCCACCGCAATGCGGGCTTCGCTGCCAAGCAGGTAATACGGCACCATCATGCCGCCAGCAGCGGTCGGAACCGGCGACTGCGGCCAGCTAATCCAGTTGCTGGCCTGATTAAACACCGAGAACCCGATCAGTTTGCCGGAGGCATTGGCCGAGATTGTGGTGCCGCGACCGACAATGGAGCCAAGCTCGCTGCCATAAGAGGTGTTGGTGTACGCCGACGGCACATTGGCATAGACGCCAACGCCACCCCACATCGGGTAGGTCTCAGTGGTGGCAAGAATGCCACCAAAGAGCAGGTTGCGAATGGCCGGATCGTCCATGGCAACGCCCTGAACGAGACCGTGAGAGGCGGTGCTGAAGCCACCAATGTTGGTGGTCGTGAGATTCGGATTGAAGGAGACGGAGTTGGCCATGGTACATTAACCCCCAGCGCGCGGACGGAAGAAAGGCTTGCTGATTGCGCGGGCAGGAGTGCGGAAAGCACCCATCCACGAGTTCGGCTCGCCGACAAATTCGGTGATCACGCGATCAGCCGCATCACGGCGACGGATCTCACGAAGCTGGCCCATCGGGACGTCGGTCGGATTCTTCGCCGCAGACTGCGCGTCGGCGTAAATCTGAGCCTCAGCGATGTCCAGGGCAGTGCCAGGGAGATCACGGAGAGAGACGTCTTTCCAGGCGCTCGAATGCTTCTGAACGCCCTTGGCAAGACGGACGCGGTAGGAGCCGAGAGCCTCGCCCTGCAACGGAGCAGGAGCACGCTCACCGAAAGCGCCGTAGACGCTGTCAGCACGGGCCTGATGGTCAGCCATAGAAGCATAGTCAGCGTCCGACATGCTCTTGGGCATGCGAGCGACAGACTCAGAAAGGCGCCGGATTTCGGCAGCGATGTGTTTGTCCATGGAACGGGTCGAGTCCTTGCGGGAACGGTCATCGTCGTCATCGTCAAGACGGCGGTGATGGCGCCAATTGGCAAGTTCACTGGCAGCCTTGCCAGCAATGCCGTCGTCATCCTTGCGGTGACGCTTGCCCTTGTCGTCGTCATCGTCGTCATCAGCCTTGTGAGCGGGCTCCTTGCCCTCTTCCTCGGCCCACTTCTTGAACGACGTCTCTTCGCCGTCCTTGCGGTGACGCTTGCCGTCCTTGCGGGCGCGATCGTCATCGTCGTCGTCCTTGCGGGCCTTCTTCTTGTCGGCAGCAAGTTCCTCGGGCTCGCCCTTCTTGGCGTGCTCATCGTCGTCGTCATCGTCGTCATCATCATGACGGCGACCCTTCGCATCCTTGCGATGCTTCTTGTCGTCGTCGTCATCGTCGTCATCATGACGGCGACCCTTGGCATCCTTGCGGTGCTTCTTGTCGTCATCGTCATCGTCGTCATCTTTGCGATGCGACATGGAGTCCATGCGCTTTTCCATCGCATCAAGGCGACCGCAGATTGCGTCAACGCCTTTCAGAAGACGGTCAAGATTGCCGCCGCTGTGCTCGGCATCATCTCGCTTTTCAGGCATTTCTTTTTCCATTTCTGGCATGTCAGAACCCTCAGGAGTGGTTGTTGGAAGCTCGACTCCGGTAGGGTCTCTACCTTTGTCCCAGACGCCCTCTTCGCAGATGGCCAAATGGTCTAGCAGACTCGGCTTGCCTTCGACCAACAAAGCAGAACCGTCTTCTAAAGTTGCGCGCTGGTTTCCATCAGTAGCACGAAAAACAACAGCAGGCGAAGTGGAAAGTTGTTTTGATTCCATCGCACGCGCAGCATCTTGATCATAAATCTTGGCAACCCCCCAAACCTCTTCGCCCTTAATGTAAGGAAGAACAATGGTGCCAATTACACGATCAAGAAACTCTTCAGTGTTTAGCTTGCCCGTATCCGGATGCTCCCAGATCACCGGCAAACCATTGCATCGATCAAGGAAATGCTGATTCAGATAAAGGTCGGGCTTGCGATAAACATACTCGTCAAGCTTGGTTCGATACGCCACGCCAGTGCCTGTAATACGCAGCGCAAACAACGCCACATTCTCATACCACTGCGGGCTGACCAACTCGCCATCACGAATAGCCTGGGCAACACCCAACTCGTCCATGCCCAAGCGGGACAAAGAAACCAACACACCAGGGTGAATCTCTCCAAGTATCGGAACGACTGCCATTTAGCGCACTACCTCTGGACCAAACTCAGGTTCCATCGACTTGGGGCTGATCATATCAAAGACATGAACCCAAGTATACGCCGTGTGATCGCCATCCAATTTAGGGATATACGATTCCTCAATGCGCTGAATAAACGTCGTGTAGTCGCAACCGTCAGCGCCATCAGAAATGCGGCGCGTCCATACTTCACGAACGCCATCAGGCACATGGCCCGTCTCTTCTTCGCACTCGCGGACAGCTGCTTCTTCAGGCGTCTCATCGCCCTCAATCTTGCCGCCAGGGAAGTCCCAATACCCAGGCATGTCGCCAGCATCAGACCGCTTCAACAGCAATGTCTCGCCTGCGTCAGTCATAAACATAATGCCAGCGGCTTTAATCATGACTTATTCCCCGAAAACCCACCTTGATTTTCAGCCGAAATCCGCCGAATAATTCCCTCAGCACGCGCAACCAACTGGACAGGCGTGTCCTTACGGATTGCAGGAATCACCTTCGCCATTGCCGACCGGCGCATCAAAATACGCCCCAAACGCTCTGCCCGATTATCCACGCGCACGAACAATCTCCCGAACCCGCTTGAGTTCAGACACACCTTTCGCAGTCAGCATGTCAGGCGGCAAACTTTCCAAAGAAAAAATCCATTGGTGCCAGCACCGGCAAAATACGGCTTCACCTGGCGAAGTAACATCATCTGTATACCCCGCAGAACCCGCTTTCATCAAGCCTTTTTGCAAAGCCCAATTGTCGCGGACTGCATACACCTGAAGGTCACGCTCCTTGTGATCTTCACGATAATTGTAATTCTGCTGGCGCCAATGAGAATGCCAAATGCCAGCCAAAGCGCCACCAGCAACAGCCAGCGTCTCAGACAACGCCGCAGCAAACTTGTGACCCTGATCAATGATCACCCGACGCTCTTCAAACGGCAGGCTTGCCAAAGATTTCCGTATTGCACGCTTCGTCTCAACACGCTCAACAACCTCAGATCCACCAACAGGTATCGAGGTTGCCCACCCGCTGAACCGCTGCAACGTCTGCTGAATGGAAGCCTCACGGTTCAATTGGATCAACTGCGCCGAAGCAAAGATACGACGGTCCAACTCAGCCCGAAGCTGCGGCTTCACCATCTCCAACGTAAACCGGGACAGGCCAGGATTGCTCTTCAACAACCCGCCGCGATCAACATACTTCTGATACAGCGTATGCAAATGCTTCCGCAGAGTGTCCTCAAGAAAACCACGCGACACCATGTCACGACGAGCTGCCTCGGCAATCCGCTGCATCCAGAACTCAAGGCGCTCAGACGAGTCATACCCGTGCTGCACGAAATCATTCACAGCCGCGGTGATAACCTCGAAAAACGTCATCGACGCTTTCATTGACCCGTCCGTTCAATCTCTTCGTTCAAACCCTCCAGGCGCTCCAACAAAGCCACGAACCGGACCTCAAACCCAGACATCGTGCCTGCCGCCACAACCTCAGCCCGCAAGGCCGCAACCTCATCCATAACGCCATTACGCTGCGCCCGTAGACCCTCTGCACGCGCCCTGTGCTCAAAGATATGCCGCAGAGCAGCGACCTCGTCAGAATCGTCTACCGGCCCGCTGGACGGGGCTAAGGGAGGAGACCCGCCCCGCCCAGCAGTAGTATGTCGGCGCAGCAACCCCGACATACGTCCCTAAACCTCCGAAGAGAACGGGCTGGGCGGCGTAGGCGCACCCTGCAACGCTTCCATCGGAGGCTCGTAATCACGCAAAGCCTCGGCATCCAACACCAAAGGCTGCGGAAACAGAATGCGGTTCTCACCGGCATTGTCGATCGCCCACTCAATCACACGAACCCGATTGTCCGGATCCATATGCGGCAACAACACCTCCATCATCGCAATCAAAGCTTTCTGCCGAACCTCTTCCGCCTTCGTCTCTGAATCCGGATCACGCAGCAAAGACGGCCACTCAACCTTGAAGCTGTTCTTCCATCGATAAAACGCATCGGTGTAACTCACACCCTCATACTCGGGATAATCACGCTGGATGATGCTGTAGAAATCCTCATTCCAAGCACGCCGCATCACGATCTCATCAAAGAACCGATACAACGGGTTCATCCACTCACGAATGCCATCAATGAACCGCGCCAGGTTCTTGGCATCCTCGGTGCCTTCACCAAAGCCCTGAACCATCGTCTCGTTCTCCAGCATCTTCGCTGGCATGTCAGCAGCCGTGGCAATGTTCTTCAATATGTTGGTGCGAGCAAACGTCCCGGCACCCTCGATGTTCTCCAAATTCAAAGACTCAATGTCCTCGGAGATATCAATCGACATCACGTTGTTGGTCTCAGCCTCCTTCAACAACTGACGCTTCATGCCAGCCAACCTCTGCATGGCATTGTCAATAATCGACCCAGGCGCCTTCAGCTTGGCCACAATCAAGCCAGCCTTCCGCGAAATCATGTCATCCGTCACCATCGTCTGAATAAACGATTTCAACGGATACAACGCGCGCTGATACACAGACCGACCAACATACCCAAACGCCGACGTCGTATATTCAATATACAACGGACGCTCATTCATCAAAACAACAGTGCGACTGCGATGATACGGCACACCAGCCGACGTAATAATCGTATGCTTCTGAAAATCAGGCGCATTCGGATCTTGGTTCAATACCAAAGACCCAGCCGTGTTCAAAGGATCCAAAACATTGAAATACAGCGGCAAATCAGCCATTTTCTCAGGCGGGATCTCCTTGTCAGGAGCAACGCCTGTCGCACCCAAAACCAAAGACCCAACACCATAAATCCGGGCAACGCCAGCAACCTGGGCAATGTAAGCGTCAGCATTGATCCGCTGCCACTCAGCCTCAAACGCCTCACGAACCCTGTTCTCAGGCGCATTCGCAATGCTGATCGCCCGACGCTGGCTCTGCGCCACCATCACAGGAGAATCAACCATCTTCCGACCCAGAGGATGATACGAGTAAATCGTTTTGCAAATCTGATACGAAGCGTCACTGCCAGGGATGATCTCATCCGCCATCAGCAGCTGCTGCAAAGACCCGTTAATGCTGGAACCGGAAATCGCAATCGTGGACATCAAACAACCTCACTGCCAAGCTTACGATGCTGCGCCAAATGATCGGCAACAGCCTTCCCGCCATTGTCCACCAACACGACACCAGCGTCTTTCAACGCCTTGTGCAGCCAATGAGGAGGGAAATATACGCCCATGTCCGTCAACGAATTCAAAAGCCGGGAAGCCGCGTCCATATCAGAACCCCTCATTGTTCCCTAGCGCCAAGGCAATACCATACGTCAAAGTATCCAACAAATCATCATCTCTGTGATTGCCAACCTGACCAACACGGAAATTCAAAACCTGACTCAAAAAGTGATTACGAGTATGCCCTTTATACGTCACCGTCTTATCGTAAGCATGCTGCGATAGCTTCACCATCTTCCGATACAAATACCCGGAAACACTCACGGCACGCTCATCCTTGCCGATCGACGTCAATTTGCTGTCAATCGCCTGGGCAGGCCACCCTCGACGCAAAGACTGCTGAATCAGCACCTGCCCCGTCGATTTATCCTCAATGTAAACACCCAAAGATCCCATCCGGGCGCCAGTCATCTTGGACAAATCCTCCAGGCGACCAAACACGCTCGGCAACCACGTCTCCAACAACGCACCCTCAATCTGCGCGATATCCCAATCCATAATCGTCACAGGATGAGGCGACAGCTTGTCCACAGCATAAAACACCACCGCAGTGCCATCGTTGTCCCGGCCCGTCTTCACAGCCGTGTCCAACACAGCAAACACCGCATCACAATGCACAGGAGGCTGCACCGGCAAACCATTCGTCAGAATGTCCTCCAACGCAAAGAACTGAACACCCGACCAATTCACAAACTCAGCCAAATACTCCTGCTTGAACACCAAAGGAGGGTTCTCACGCTCAAGCTTCTCCAACTCCTCCCGCGGCAAATACGGGTTCGTGTGCGTCGGAGCATGAAACTCCTTGAACCCCAACTCAGGCTCATTGCAAACACGCCAAAAGAAGTTCTCAGGATCCGTGCCATTGGCATTAGACAACGCCCAAGCACGACCACCATAATCCAACAACGTCGGCCTAATAGCCCGCGTCCATATGTTGAACATGTTGGGCTTCGTAAACGCCGCTTCGTCAATAATAACAGTATGATACTTTCTGGATCGACCAGCACGCTCATCTTCAAGCGTCCAGAAATCAATCCGACCTTTTGTCTTTAACCTAATAACGCCCTCAACCTTTGAAGACGATTCTTTAGCGGGCAACAGTATATCCGAACAGTCAGTAAATATCTCCGAAATATACTTATACGAAGGCGCAAAATAGCCAACATACTGCCCTTTCATTGCTGCATCACACGCCAGCGTGATGCCCATTACAGACTTGCCCCAACGGCGACCACACCGAATCGCCTTGTATTTGCCAGGCATCTTGAACGCCGCAACCTGCCCCTTGTGCAAAGTCGGCAGGAAAACCTCACGCTCAGCCACTATTTCTGATCCGGCAAGCCGCCCTTAACCGTATACGTGGCGCCGCTGTTCGCATCCTTCTCAGCCTCTTTCCACCCGGCACGGTTCTTCAACCAAAAAAACGTCGCCGCAGGATGCGCCCCACTTTTCGCCATCGCCAGCAAAGTGTCCGCCACCTCCATCGTGGCATCCATCGTTCCCAACTCCAGCTCACTCTTGAACTCACGCTTTACCGTCTGCAAACCCAAGTTCAAAGAACGAGCAATCTGATCAACCGGCACGCCATAAGCAGCCATCCGCTTAACAACACGACGCTGCTCGGCAGTGGGAGTGTAACTTGAACCCATGAAAACAACGCTCCAATGCGCCAAATATAACCAAAACGCCTTCCCCACAACGCTACACCGCCGACGTGGCAACATCCAACCGCAAAGTCAAGACAAACCACGACGCCAGGCTGTGCGGTGAGCCCACAAGAGCGGGTTCCGGCAAGAGAAAGGACAAACTATCAAGCCTCTTCGACAAGCCACCACAAGAAGGATAAGGGCGTTTCCTTTCTGTAGAAATATCGTCGATAAACTTTCAAAAATACCTACCGGCCTTTAGACGGTCCCTGATGGGACCCATTTTCGGAAGGGGGTGGGGGGGGTATGTTTTTCTGGCGCCACTCAAGCACAGCGGCGAAGATCCGATAGGGCGAGAGGACGACAAGAGCGTGCTGGCGGTATGCGTTGTCGTGTTGACGTGCTGGCGGTATGCGTTTGTGCGTTGACGTGCTGGCGGTATGCGTTTGTGCGTTGACGATATGCGTTTTTTGAATAGGTCAAAAAATGGACTTGTCGCATTTTGAGGTGGGAATGGTTAACTTTTCCAGACAGGGGTGTTTGTCGTTTTTCGTCATCGTCGGCCACCCGCACCCTCGACCAGGCGTGGGGTTAGGCGGGGCTAGAAGGGGGTTTGCAGGCGGGGCGCTGGGTTGCCTGGAGGCGGACGGCCTGGAATGGCAGGCTGCCATCCTGAGCCTTCTGTGGGGCTTGTGGCGTGTATGGCGATCGATGACAATCGATTTCAGCCTGTTAGTGTCATTGGAATGATGAAGAATGGCTGTCGATTTAGGTGGTCGATGGGTGGTTTTGAATGGGTGTTAGGGGGCTTGGGAGGGGGTTTCTAGGTGCCTGGGATGGTGTGGCATGTGGTGGGGATGCAGCTGTTGTTTGCATCGGCCTGGGAAGGGCAGAATCGCGGTTCTGTGGCGTGCTACCAGGCGGTTGCCGGCCGACGGTGTCGAGCCGACGGTGTCGAGCCGACGGTGTCGAGCCGACGGTGTCGAGCCGACGGTGTCAATCCGACGGTGTCGAGCCAACGGTGTCGTCGAGCCGACGGTGTCGTCGAGCCGACGGTGTCGTCGAGCCGACGGTGTCGATCCGACGGTGTCGAGCCGACGGTGTCGTCGAGCCGACGGTGTCGTCGAGCCGACGGTGTCGATCCGACGGTGTCGTCGAGCCGACGGTGTCGAGCCGACGGTGTCGTCGAGCCGACGGTGTCGAGCCGACGGTGTCGTCGAGCCGACGGTGTCGATCCGACGGTGTCGAGCCGACGGTGTCGAGCCGACGGTGTCGAGCCGACGGTGTCGAGCCGACGGTGTCGAGCCGACGG